TCGGTCGTCGTGCCCGCTGCGACGGCGGCCCGCAGCACGATTTCGACTTCGGGCGTCGAGTCGCGCCAGCGTTTCGAGAATTCCAGCGCCTGATACAGATTGCCTTTCGCCAGCGCGATCGCGCCGACGTAGCGCGTGAACGCGGTTCCCTTCGGCAGATTGCGGTTGATCACGATCGGCGCGGCGGGGTTCGCCGGGTCAACCTTGATCGGCAGCGCCTTCGCGGCTTGCGCCGCGATCAGGTCGTCGATGTTCAGCAGCTGTTTGTCGATGCCGCCGACATCGCCTTTCGCGTCGTCGAATTCCTTCTGTTCGGCATCGGTGAACGTGCGGCTTTCCTTTTCGGCTGCGCCGAATACGGTTTCCATGCGGGCGACGGCAGCGGCGCGATTCTTCGCCAGTGCTTCGCGTTGTTCGTTCAGCTTCATGTGATCGCCTTCAAATTTGGGTGCCGGTGACGCCCAGCGTTGACGATTGCGATTTCCGCACGACGACGGGCAAGGAACCCTGACGCGGGTTTTGCGAACACGCGGTCGATATCGGATTGAGAAATGCCCAGCGCCAGGCATTTGCGTAACGCCGCAGCCTGTGCAGGCACGTTTACTAGCGAAATTTCCAGCAGTTCGGTGCCGTTGAATTCGAAACCCGTCACGCGATCGTCGCGATCGCGGATCGGCGTCGGTTGCTTCGTCGCCCGAAACCCGACCGATGCGGCCCGCACCATATCTTCGGCCAGCAGCTTGCGCAGGGTATCGACGATTGCGCTGGTGCCCGGCGGGGCCAGCTGGATTTTCGCCAGCAGCTGTTTCGCGTATGTCCATACGCGTTCGGCGCGACCGATCGGCGGTTCGCCCGCCCGGTGCTGCCACAGCACGACGGGATTTTTCCGGTATTCGGAAAGTTCCCAGCCCGCAGCGCGGATCACATCGCCGACGCGATCAGGCGATTCGTCGGAAACGACGATCATCAGTTCGTCGTCGGATTCGGCGCGAAGCTGCGCCGCCTTGAACATCGGGATCGCGTGCGGTGCGGATAGCAAAAAAAACGGCCCCTATTCAAGAGGCCGGGTTTACAACGTGCAGCTGGCAGGGAAAGTCAGCTGCAGTTCACCGTTGCCGGTTTCGGCGGCACGGGCGGAAAGTCGCGTTCCTGTTTTCCAGGTCGGCGTCGATCCGCCAGGTCGCCCATGCGCAGCGTTTTACGCCCGCCGATTTTTCGCGTCAAGATGCGCAGGGCCGGTTCGCGGTGATCATGGCCGATGACATCGGCGAACATTGCCGATCATTGATGCGCAGCCGTTCGCGTCGGCGATGAAAATATATTTTGCGGCTATCATGGTTTCACACGAAAAACACCGCCCCGTCGGTATGTTCGGGCGTCAGGTTCGCGGTCGCCGCGCCGACCGCCATCGCGAGCGCGACGACGCCATCGATCCGCGCCAGGCTCTTGCGCTTCGCGAAAATGCGGCTGCCGTGCCGGTCGATATCGACGACGGCGGATGCCGCGTTCCAGGTCAGCACCGGATTTCGGGCGATGCGAATGCGTTCGGCCAGGATCGCGGCTTCCAGGTCGGTGATCGACTGCGGCATCCATAGCGCCGAATCCTTCGGGCGATTGAACCCCTGCGGGTGTTCGATCAGCGGCAGATCGACGCCCAGGCGGTCGAGTTCATCGCGCAGGTATGACATGCGATAGCGATCGAACACGACGGCGCGAACGTCGAGCGCCGCGTGCAGCTGGGCCAGGCGTTCGGCCATCGGCGCGTAATCGATCGTTTTCCCCGGCACCAGGTTGACCCAGCCCTGCCGCGACCAAACATCGAAGGGCACGCGATCCCGCGCCGAGCGTTCGATCAGCGTGTCGGCGGGCGTCCAGAATTCCGCGCACGCTTCCAGCTGCAGCCCGCCTTCGCCCGTGTCGCCGACGGCGACGGCGGCCAGCGCGGTCAGGTCGGTGGTGATCGACAGGTCGAGCGCCAGGAACACGGGCCGCCCGGCGAAGCGTTCTTCGATCGGCACATCGGTTTCGAATTCGCAGCGCCGCCAGGCGTCGCCGCTGATCCAGGGATTCGCCGCATCAGTCCACTGGCAGAAATGGAGCCGCCGCACCGTCGATTCTTTCGCGGGCATGCCGCGTGCTTCATGCACCTGATCGCGGATATACGCATGCCGGATCGACACGCCCAGGTTCGGGTTCGTTTTCGGCCAGCAGCTTTCATCGGTGAACGGTTCGTCGCCCGCGTCCAGGGCGCAGATGTAGGCGAAGAACCGGTCATCTTCGGTCATGCCTTGCGCGACGCGCAGGCCATAGTCGTGATACCGGAAGCAAACCGAATTTCGATCGGTGCCCGCGTTCGTGATCATGAACAGCAGCGGCTGACGCCGCCCCTTGAATCCGGCCCGCAGCATTTCGATCACGGTGTCGTCGCGGTGTTCGTGAATTTCGTCGATCAGCGCACAGTGCGGGCGCGGCCCCGATTGCCCGTCATCGCTGGAAATGGCGCGGAAGAATGACGACTGATGCGTGAGGTTCCAGGGATGCACGCCGCCGATCTTGCGGATCACCTTCGCGAGTTCGGGCGATAGATCGACCATCGCGACGGCATCGCGGAATAGCACCATCGCCTGATCCTTCTTCGTCGCGGCGGCGTAGATTTCGGCGCGTGATTCGGCATCGGCGATCAGCATGTAATGCCCGATCGCGGCGGCGAGCGGCGATTTCCCCTGACCCTTGCCCGCTTCGATGTAGGCGACGCGAAAACGCCGCGCACCCGATGCGTCAACCCAGCCGAACAGTGACCCGACGATGAACGCCTGCCACAGTTCCAGGTGAAACGGCACGCCTTCGAATTCGCCGCCGTTCAGGCACAGGATGTCGTCGAAGAACCCGAAGGCGCGGGCGACTAGCGCCCGGTCGAAGCGGAATTTCTTCGCCTTCAAGTCGGCCAGGTGCCGGGCGCAGGCGGCCCGCACGATCGGCCCGGCGACGATCTTCCCGCGTGTCACCAGCTGCGCATAGTGCGTGCAGGCATCCAGCGGCGTGCGTGCCACTGTGCCCCCAGCTGCAGCTGATGCGCCGCCGCGCCGCTATGCGGCGGGCGACGGTAAAATCAGCATGGTTTCCCTGACGCGGGAGTGTGTGAAATGAAAGATGACGAACGGCTGCCGCCGCACCTGCGCGGCATCAACGCCGGGCGCTGCGCCGCCGCCAGGCAACGCGCACGGCTGACCCAGGCCGAAGCCGCGACGCAAATTTACTTGGGCAAGGCATCGCGCTGGGCCGAATACGAAACCGGCCTGCGCCGCCCCGACCCGGCCCGCTTCGAATTGTTCCTGTTGCTGAACGATCTGCATCCGATCTATCGCCTTGTCAGGAAACGACCGCAGCCCGGCGAGTAGTGCGCGGCACGAAACAGTCGCGCAGCTGCCCGGTGTCGCGATCGATGTGATCGCGGATGCCGCAAACATCGTGCATGAATTCGTAATCGTTGATCATCAGCAGCTGCGCCAGGTCGAGCGGGTTCCCGTTCGCATGGCAGGCGACGATATCCATATAGGCGATGCGAAACGGGTGCGGGAAATCGCGATAGAACCCGCGATCGTCGGCACGTTGCGCGATCGCGATCGCCAGGTCGTGATCGAGTTCGGAAATTTCCCAGCTGATCATCGCGTGAAATATCCGGCGATGTGATTGCCGCCCTTCGTGTAGGCGATGACGCGCCAGCGATTGCAGTCGCGGCACGGCTGTTTGTTTTCGATCGTGACCAGCCCCCGCGTCATGTGCTGTTCTTTTCCCCAGCGATGCCGCATGCCCAGGAACTTGCACGGCCCGGCGGTGCGTTCGAACATCACAGGTTGTTTTCGTCGAGCGGTTCATAGGCGTCGGGCAGCACGGGCCATTCGGGCAGCCCGCGTTCTTTCCGCTTCGCGTTGACGAACGCGATGCAGCTGGCGCAGATCGGTTCGCGTGTTCCGCCCGGCGGCGTGAAGCTGGGCACCGAATGCGGGTTATAGCTGAATACCTGATGACACAGCAGGCACGGCCCCATGACGGCGAGAAAGCCCATCGCTACACCCAGCATTCGACGATGCACGGATCGTCGCCCGCGTTCCGCGCCAGGCATACGCGACCGATCGGGATCAGCGCCCGCAGCTGCGCCAGCGTCGGCGCGGTCAGCACATCAGCGGTCGGTCGTGTCGTGCTATCGACTTCCCAGCGCCGGGCGACGAACAGCCCAGGGAAATCCGACGGCGAATCGTAAACCGTCCAGATGTCCAGCATTCGCACCGGCAGTTCGTCGTCGGTCATGTCGCCCCGCGAATTTCGAAATCGCGAAAAGTCGTGTCAAGCTTTTTTTTCGCCCCGAACATTTTCGGTAACCCATTGATCGTTCGTTCCAGATCGCGAATTCCGAAAAGTCGATTTGATAAAATGACGTTGTGCTGATCGATTTTCGGCACGCGTTTGTTCTTTAACAATTTGGAAACCGAAAGGACTAGACCCCTATGATTGACGAAGAAAGGCAACACCAGCCGCATAAAGTTACCGCGTCGCTGCCATCGGATTCGTTCGACAAGCTGCTGTCGCGGCAGGTCGGACTGCCGAACGGGGCGCATACCCAGCCGACGGTCGTGCAGGATATCGATTTTTATGGCAACACGACTTCCTACATGATCCAAAGCGTGCGCACCGAAGATGAAGGCGTGACCGCGTTCGTGACGCAAGTCAACGCGCAAGGTTCCGTGCGATCCATCCTGCCGCAAAGCGTGCTGTCCGTGATTGATCGGCAGCGCACCGCGATCACTACTAAGCTGCGGCGAAGGAACGGCAGGCGGATTGCCGAAGAACGCATGGCGGCGGGCATCGAACCCGGCTTCATGAAAAAAAGGCGTAGCAAGTGAAGCCGCGCCGGTCGTCATACTAAGGAATTGCCCCCGCTTCGGCGGGGGCTTTTTTTTGCCGGTCGATCAGCGCGGGCAGTTCCGGCCCGTCGGGCAGGAACACCGCCGCGACGCCGACGGCGCGTTCCAGCGCCGCGACCGCATCCGCGCCTTCGGCCTGCGCGACTTCCATCAGGCGCGGCAGCCGCCGGTCGAGTGACGCGACGATTTCGGCACGGGTCGCGGGTCGCCCTTCCGCATACCAGTGAACCCGTTCCGGCGGGCCGATGTCGATCAGCCAGCTGCCGCCCGTCTTGTAGGGCTTGAATGATCCGGTGATCCAGATCGCGATCGCGCCGGGGTTGCCTTCGATCGCGTGCGGCAGTTCGCGAGTATCCGACGGCAGGTTCGCCGATCGGTATTGTGCTTCGGGCAGCGTCATGAACGGGCACGCCTGCACGGCGAAGAACGCGCATTCGAAATGACACGGCGGTTCGCTGGTGTTCCGGTTGACGGCGCACATCGGCCCGATCACGAACGCGAACCAGTGACCCAGGCGCTGCCCGCAAATCCAGCACAGTCGATCGCGCACCGCCTGCACGCGCTTTTCCCCGTCGGCGACGCGGAAATCACGCGTGCCGTCGTCGGCGG